AGAAATAACAGCATTGGAAACTCACAATTACGTAGGGTTGGATTTTCCCTTGCGCCTCCCCTCCCTCTAGAACTGGTGGAGGAACCGTTTTATAAACGGTATCCTTCCAGGTTTTTAGAGAAGGATGGGGCCTTTATTTTTAAAGAAGAAATACCAATATCAGACTTACACGATAAATATTTACCTGAATATTATTTTCCCTTAGTAGCAGCAGTGAATATTTATCCCCGATATAAAAATCAGCGAGGAGTGGATCCACAGGTGAAAATGTTTGTAGATGAAAATAAAATTGATATAGGACAAGCATGGGGATTGCCAGTCCCAAATGAAGAGGCGGCATATAAATCATTAAGCAAATATGGAAAAGATATTAAATCGATGACAGAAGAACAGATTGCTGGAATGAATAAAGCATGGACATGGGTTGAAAAACAGTTTGGTCCATATATGCAAAACGCACGTGTTAGAACATTAGAAGAAGTTAAACAAACAATAGATATGGACACATCATCAGGTTTTCCATGGAATATACATTATGCGAAAAAGAAGGATTTGTGGATTGGTTTTCCAGAATTAGATGATTGGTTATTAAAAGATTGGGAAATTATGGCATATGATGAAAATTGGTCGACTATATTTAAAAGTTCTCTTAAAGAAGAATTACGAACAGAGGAAAAAATAGAAGATAATTCTATAAGAACTTTTACAGCATCAGCAGTAGATGGGACTGTGCAAGGAAATAGATTGTTTGGAGATATGAATGATAGAATGAATGCATCTTTTTTAAGAACATCATCATGTGTAGGAATGAGCCCATTAAAGGGGAATTGGGATAGAATGATTAAACAGTTAGAAAAATTTCCAAATGGGTATGCGTTGGATGATTCTCAATATGATTCGTCATTAAGGGCATTTTTGATGTGGGCTTGTGCTAGATTTAGATGGAGAATGTTAAGAAGTAAAGATAGAACGCAAGCAAATTTGTGTAGAATAAGAGTTTTTTATAGAAATTTAATATATTCACTGATAATAACACCAGAAGGAGTCATTATAATGAAATTAACAGGAAATCCTTCAGGATTGCCTAATACAATTAATGATAATACTTTAATTTTATATGCTTTAATGGCATATGCGTGGATTATGACTAATCCAAATAAAGAGGTATGTACATATGAAGATTTTGAAGCCCATACTGAAAAGAAATTGGTGGGCGATGATAATACGTGGACAGTTTCGGATGAAGGTCATGAATTTTTTAATGCACGAACTGTAATTTATGAATGGAAAGCAATAGGAATTACGACTACAACAGATTCATTAGAACCTCGAAGGGCAAACGAATTGGATTTTTTGTCAGCACACACAGTTTATTGTAAGGGATTGGCCATACCTGTTTATCAACGAGAGAAATTATTAACATCTCTAATGTATGCGAAGAAATTACATTTAACTCCAGCAAAAACGTTAGAAAGAATGGGAGGTTTACTTATAAATGGTTGGTCAGATTTGCAGATGAGAAAGTTTTCTCGTAGAATGATAAAGTGGTTATTAGAGCACTATGATGAAGTGTGTGCAGATGATGAAGATTGGAAGTGTGCCAAGTCAGGCATATTATCAGATGTAAGATTAGAAGAGTTGTATATAGGAAGTAGGGGAATGGTGTTATCTCCTCAAGGTTATTTGCCATCAGTACAAAAGAATTTAGAAAAAGAAAGAAAATATAATCCAGACGCGCAAGAAAGATTAGAAAGCTGGATAAAAATGACGAGTAATTTTGTTAATAAAAATAAAAGATCAGTAAAGCAGACTGGTTTGAGCACTAAGGGTGCAAAAGAGATGCTAAAAGCGAAACAACAATTGGGACAATTGCAGAAACAGATGGCAGTTATACAAAAGATGCGGAAAACTAATGTGGTTCCAAAGTTACAAATGGGAGCAGCAAGAGGAAGAGGAAGAAGGCGGCCTCAGAAATTTGTACGTCCAACACGAGCAATACATGGACCTAGAAAAAGAATAACATATGGTAGAGAAAAATTTCACGTACACAAAGATAGAAATTATAAAAGGAAAGCTCATCAGCGGCCAGCTCACAGAAATATTAGAAGAGCAAGACTAGAAGAAGGGGCTGAAGGTCCAAGTTTACCAGGAGATGTTCCCTGGTATGAGGCAGCAGGAAATGCTTTAGGAGCATTTGCTGGAAAGGCAGGAGCGACAGCATTAAAAGCAGTGACAGGATTTGGTGATTATGAAGTGGATGCAAATTCATTGTTGGCGGCAGCTACAGAAGGTGAACAAGGTAATAATGTGCCATTAATGATGAATTCTAAAGTTTCTAATATAATTCGGCATAGAGAATATATTGGGGATGTACATGGATCAACATTAGCTTTTAATCCTACTACTTATGATGTTAATCCAGGGTTAAATGAAAATTTCCCATGGTTAGCACCAATTGCTAATTGTTTTACAAATTATAGGCTAAGAGGAATGATTTATGAGTATGTGTCACTTGCATCAGAATTTACAACTTCATCATATTTGGGATATGTAGCAATGGGAACTCAATATAATCCTTATTTGGCGGATTTTCCAGATAAGAAATCATTAGAAAATGCGGAATATTCGAATTCAGGAAAACCATCAGAAAATATTATGCATCCTATTGAATGTGCACCAACACAAGTGATGTTGACGGAGTTAAATGTAAGAGCAAGTGATGTACCAAGTGGTCAAGATAAAAGATTGTACGATGTAGGGAGGTTTACGTTAGCGACAGGAGGACAAGCTTCAAATGGAATTTTGGGAGAATTATTGTGTACATATGAGATTGAATTTTATTTTCCAAAATTAAGTTCGGGTTCAGAAACAGTGGAATATTTTAAGGCTTTTTTGGGGAGTGTGTCAGGAACGAATCCCTTAGGAGCAACAAGATCCGTTGATAGCACACGACCACAAACTATGGTTATTCCTATGACACAAAATACTATAACATTTGCTGGTATAACATCAGGTACATTTTTGGTGTCAATACTTACTTATTCGACTAGTATAACGGCGGTTACGTATCCAGTTTTGTCTTGGAGTGGGTTAACATTAAGAAATGATTTTGGAGGAGATGCAGGAGGAGACGCTCAATTTCCACCGGCAGGAACACTTACAGGCAACACAGCAAGATTAATAGTAGTACAAATAGATGGGACTGTGCCAGGAGATGCTTATTTAAATTTTGTAGGGGGTGTTTTTCCTACAGGATCTTTTGGTGATGTTATAATTACACAAATACCGAGTTTAGCAGTAGAACCAGATGATGAAGATGAAGATGAAGAAATACCTCTATCAAAACAAGAAAGACAAAGATTAATGGATATTTTATTTTCCCACCCAGAAAAAGGAAAAATGTTGAGAAATATGGGATCTAGAGCCTTGGACACAAGTTCAGAATCAGAAACAGATAGCGAAGAAGAAGAATTAGAGTATATGAGATTAAAAGAAAAACTTCGTGAAAAACAGAAAAAGAAAAGCTCTACAAATGAACTTATTAAAAAGAAAGAGTTCAAAGAAACACCAAAAATATAAATAAAAATTTTGAAAAACCGTTGGTATTACCGGGATAAATAGTAATCATTTTGAAATTAGGTACAAATTTTGAAGTTAGGCTAATTACAACAAGCATAAATGAGCAATGCAAGCTCACTAACTAGAGTCTTAAATGACTGACAATCCAATTATGTCTCAGTAATTGGAGGTTAACAATGAGAAAAACAAAAATAAGTTTGGAACTTAGATAAACGTAAGTTCAGACATGGATAGCAACAAGGAAAAATTGCAGAAAACCAAACAATC